AGAGTGTTTAATTTAGGGTGCGGGGGGCCTACATAGTATCCCATAAAATATTTGTGTTATATAATAGCCCCCCGTATATATAGATAAATCGGACATATTATAAGTATTTTACCGAACTTTGTTCGGTTTCTGTATTTGAACAGGTTATCTATATATGTAATAGTAATTCCATATATAGGGAGTTGGCTCCCTTTTATTCCGCCAACTCTTATAGGGTATATAATATATATTATATATATAATGGGTGAGTTATGTCCGTTTATACTTACCGTTAAATCACCGTTTTACTAGGAGGCTTCATGGGACGAAAGCCTGGCAAACAAGACATACCCAAGGAGGCTGCTAAGAAGCAGGTCCTGGAACTCTTGACCCAGGGTAGCACCATCACTGACGCCATGAAGGCTGTTGGTCGCAATGATGTTACCTTCCGCCAGTGGTCAATGTCTGACCCTGAGTTTAAGGCTGAGGCCGACAAATCAAGACTTGCTGGTAAAGGTGTTAAGGCTGACCTTGCCAATCTAAAGGATATCTCGTTTGAGGAGTTCTCCGAGCAATTCCTAGACACCAAGTTGTTCGACCACCATAAAGACTGGGTGGACCTTATTGAAGGTCGGGAACCCCGTTGGTTACATCCATCTATGACCTATGAGCCTGCGGCCAGCAACCGAGTTCTAATTAACGTACCACCTGAGCACGCCAAGTCTACAGTCATCACAATCAACTATGTGACCTATCGCATAGCAGTAGACCCTAACGTAAGAATCATTATCGTCTCTAAGACTCAGGGTATGGCTAGAAAATTTTTAAGTGCAATCAAGACCCGTATGTCTCATCTGGTCAGCAGATATGATTTACCTAGGTACTGGACGCGACTCTGGCGAAAAGGACCCTACGGTTCAAGCATTAGGATTCGGGTCTCAGATTTACGGTGCTCGCGCCGACCTGATTATCCTAGACGATGTGGTGATGAACTCAAACTCACATGAGTGGGAAAAGCAAATTGAATGGCTTCAGAAAGAAGTCATCACCCGTTTGGGACGGCACGGAAAACTACTTATAGTAGGAACCCGTGTCGCCCCTATAGATTTATATAAGATGATTCGAGATGGCGAGCAATGGACAGGCGGCAAATCTCCCTTCACTTACTTCTCCCAACCAGCGGTTCTAGAGTTTGACGAGAATCCAAATAACTGGAGAACATTGTGGCCTTGGACGGATAGGGCTGAGGGGGAGCAGGATGAAGCAAATGAAGAAGGATTATTTCCAAAGTGGGATGGACCCTCGCTCTTTACTAGAAGGTCTGAGGTTGCTCCGTCAGTATGGGCAATGGTCTACCAACAAGAAGATGTTGTCGAAGACGCAATCTTCCCACCAACAGTTGTCGCAGGATGTGTTAATGGAATGCGAAAGCGCGGACCTCTCAAGGCTGGAACACCAGGCCATCCAAGCCGCGTTGAAGGTACTTACACAGTTATAGGTTTTGACCCTGCCGTATCAGGCAGGTCTGCTTTCGTAGCGGTTACATTTAACCGAGGTGACGGCAAAGTTTATGTTTTAGATTGCGTAAACATGGTTGACCCTACTCCACAAAAAGAGCGTGCTCTAATTGAAGAGTGGGTAGAAAGATACTCTCCTCAAGAGTTTCGAGTTGAAATCAACGCCCATCAAAAGGCGTATCAGATGGACACTGACTTAGTTCAGTATTTAGCCCAGTATGGTTGTAAGTTAAATCCACACTTTACTGGTAAGAATAAATGGGACACATCATTTGGTGTGGCCTCTATGTCCGCCCTATTTGGCGGTCTGAGGGACGGCAGATTTCAAGATAACAACCTAATAGAACTTCCATCTAATGAAGGTTCTGAAGGGTTAAAGTCTCTGGTGCAACAATTGATTACTTGGAAGCCAGATACCAAGAACCCAACCGACTGTGTGATGGCCCTATGGTTTGCTATCATTCGAGTACGTGAACTAATGCAACAGACATCCTTTGCTACTAAGTATGCTAACAATAGGTGGGCAACTAGACGTCAAAAGGAAATGCGACACTCAATCAATTTAGATGATGCCTTTGCAGAGCAATGGGCTGAAACTTACGGATAAGGAAACTAATGGCTATTACCATTGAACAAATTGCAGCACGGGTTGAATCCCTTAAATATCGTGCATCAGAGCGTGATGCTCGTGCAGGTGATGTGCTATCTGTACGTCAGGGTAATATTTCCCAAGTCTATCCAGATTTCTTTCCTGAGGGTGTAGACGCAAACGTAGTTGCAAACTTTATCGATATCGTAGCCCGTGACTTATCTGAGGTTATGGCACCACTACCTGCAGTTAACTGCTCTAGTGCATCACAAACCAATGACCGTGCTCGTCGCTTTGCTGACAATAGAACACGCATTGCTTCTAATTATTTTAACCACTCTGACCTTCAGGTATCTATGTATACTGGAGCAGATTATTATGTGACATATGGTTTCGTCCCATTCATTATTGAACTGGACGACGAAGCAAAGATGCCTCGTATACGCGTAGAAAACCCAAGGATGGCTTATCCTGAATTTGACCGCTACGGACGATGCATTTCTTTTGCAAAGGTATATTCATTAACTCTTGGAGAGTTAGTTGCTCAATTCCCCGAATACGAAGTAGAACTACTTGGTCGTTCAGGTTTCAAAAAAGACACTAACACTCTAACAGAAATCGTACGTTATTACGATAAAGACCAATCTGTGGTCTATGTACCTAGCCGTGACAATTTAGTTTTATCCCGTGCAAAAAATCCAATAGGTAAGATGATGGTTGTAATAGCCAAGCGTCCTACTATTGATGGGGAGATGCGAGGACAGTTTGATGATGTTATTGGTATTCAGTTGCTTCGCAATCGTTTCGCTATGCTTGCTATGGAGGCTGCAGAAAAATCTGTACAATCTCCTATCGTCGTTCCAATGGATGTTCAGGAACTGCAACTCGGCGGAGACTCAGTTATCAGAACAAATACTCCAGGTGGAGTTAGAAGAGTCGAACTCAATATTCCGCAAGGTGCGTTCACAGAACAAAACTTGCTCAATCAAGAACTTAGAATTGGTGCTCGTTATCCAGAGGGACGAACAGGTAACGTCAATGCGTCTATTGTCACGGGTCAAGGTGTCCAGGCTCTCATGGGAGCATTCGATACTCAGGTTAAGTCAGCCCAAGCAATATTTGCGTCAGCACTTAGAGATGTAATTGGTCTTTGTTTTGAAATTGATGAATCTATATTTGATATTCAAAAGACAATTCGTGGTGTAGATGCTGGTTCACCTTATGCATTAGAGTACAAACCAAGCAAAGACATTAAGGGAGATTACTCCGCAGATGTTCGTTATGGTATGTTGGCTGGTTTAAATCCAGCACAAGGATTAATATTTATGTTACAGGCTCTTGGAGGCAAGTTAATCTCCAAGGATATGGCGATGAGAGAGTTACCATTTAATGTTAATGTTAGCCAAGAGCAAGAGAAGATTGAAATTGAAGATATGCGTAATGCTCTTATCTCTTCACTTCAAGCATACACCCAAGCCATTCCACAAATGGCCGCACAAGGACAAGACCCTTCAGATATTGTTACAAAGATTGCTAACGTTATTAAGTCACGACAAAAGGGACAGAGCATCGAAGACGCAATAGAGCAAACCTTTGCGCCTAAAGAACAAGTTCCTCCTGCTGGTGCTCCAATGGTTGAGCAACCGTCCCCTGCTCCCGCTGCGCCAGTAGGAGGTCTACCTCCAATGGAAGCAGAAGGTCAAGGAGTTCCTGACGTTCAAAGTTTATTATCTAGTTTAACTTCAGGCGGAGCGGCAAACGCAAGCGTAAGAACAATTCGTAGACGATAATAGCAGAAGGGGACATTATGACAACACTTGCTGCTATACAGGGCGATGGATGGTGTGTAATCGGAAGCGATTCACGTTCATCTGATGATTCTGGTCGTCCGATTGAAATGGCAACACATAAGATTGTTGAAAACAATGGAGTGTTGATTGCAGGTTCTGGTTCTGGTAGAGGTTCAAACTTATTACAGTTTGGATGGAAACCACCAAGACCTAAGTTAAGTGAAGACTTAGATGTCTTTATGACAAAAAGATTTATACCATCTATGAGAAAATTATTTATAGATGCAGGTTATGACATGAAAGAAGACGGGGACTATGCTTCACATGATTCACAATTTATTATTGCAATTCGTGGCATTCTGTATCCTATTTTTGAGGATTACAGTTGGGACCGTGATGTTCGTGGTATCTATTATTCTGGTTCTGGTAGCGATATTGCCCTTGGTGCTATGGAGGCTTATAGAGTACGCAGCACTAATGATGCTGATAAAGCAGAAAAGATTATCAGAAAGTCAATTGAAATAGCAACCAATTGGGATATATACTCAAGTGGTCCAATTATAACTAAAATACAATATTCTAAGTAGGAGGAACAATGGCTGAGAATCGTGGAGGGCCTCGCCCAACAGCACCACAGAATAATCCCGCTAATGTTTCTGCAACTGGTGGAGCAGGACAATCTGGTACACAAGGTGCTAAATATTATTCAGGTTTGCCATATGGACAGGGACAAGCAATGATGGCGCAACAACAAGCAGCACCTATGGCTGCTGGAAGACCTGCACCAATTATGAATCCTATTGAATCTTTTCCTGCACCTATGCCATTATCTGAGCCATCAACAATGCCAGATGTTCCAGTAACTGATGGAGCAACAATGGGCGCTGGTGCTGGCATGGAGGCTTTGACATTGCCTGGCGTACAAGACAACGATGTTGAGAAACAAAGATTATTATCTTACTTACCAGCACTGGAGGCAGCCGCACAAAGCCCAAATTCATCACAGGCATTCCGTAATTATGTGAGAATTCTAAGGGCTAACCTTCTATGACAGAGAAGAATCCTTCAGCATTTGACACAATGGGTTCCTTCAACAGATATTATGCTGGCTGGAACGTTAACATGGCTAACTCTTTGCCAATGGATATGGGTAAATCTATACCAGCAAAGGATAGAGCAGAGGCTATAAATGCCTTCAACAGGTATCTTGCAAAGCCAGGTACACCTCCTGCTCTAACACCACAACCTGAAGAACAAGGATTTTTTTCCAGAGCATTTGAAAAAGTTGAGAAGGCTTACAACTTTACAACACAGGCTGTTTCATTTGGTTTAACATTACCAGAAAAGAATAATCCTATTTGGCAAGGTGATTTTTCAGTAGACAAAGTCAAGAGTGCCTGGGAACAATCAAGAGATATTTCTGCTGGTCGTTCAATTATGCGTACCATGATTGGAAGACCACTTGATACATTTGAAGATGCATTTAGTGGACTAGTTAAAACTGTAAGTTTTGGAAAACTATCTGGGGCAGATAAGTTTTTGCAAGAGCATTTATTATTTGCTGCTAATGACTTTGATATCTTTGACAAGAAACAAAGAGAAGAAGCATTCCGTGAACAAAACGTTGGACGCTACACATCATTCGGTACAGATGTAGTAGCCCGATTTGTTCTGGACCCAACCATTGTAGTTGGTAAAGCCATTAAAGTATATAAGGGTATTACCTATGGTGTTAAAGGTTTAAATGATTTAAATGCTATCTTGGCTGGAGAAAAAACTGGATTCAAAGCCAATAAGGTAAAAGCAACCTTTAATGACTTTATTGTCAAAACAGATGGTATGGATGCTGCTGATTTATTTAGAGTTAAAGCCATTCGAGAATCTGCAAACCCTGCATCATTTGCTGATATTATGGCAGATGCAAATAAGATTGAAGACATAACACTTCGTCATGCTGCTAAAGCAGATATTATTAAAATGGCTATGGGAGATGCTGGCGCAGCATCAAGATTAATGGACACTAATCGTGCTTTGGCCACAAAGATTGCTAACCTTGAAGACGAGGTTACTGATGCTAAGTACTTTGGTGCTGGATTAGATAGGGCTACTGGTCAACTTACATTTGATTTAGTTAACAAGGGACCTGATTTAGAGAAGGCTGTTGAGAATGCAGCACTTTATTCTGACGAATTAGCCGAGTTAACACAAAAATTAAATGCTGAGGCTATCCTAGACCCAACAAGAGTACCTCAATTTAATCAAGTTTCCAAACTTAGACAAGCGATTTCTGGAAGCCAGAAGTTTATTGACCTACGTGCTGGCGCAGCAGGTGCCCCTATGCGTGTTTTAACTGGATTTGCCTATAAGCGTCCTAAAGGTTGGATTGATTTTACTGATAATCAGTCGGTTCAAACTGTAGATAACTTGCTAAGTCGTGTTCGTGGTGTGGCAAATAAACAAGAACAGGCCTATACTACACAGATTACATCTCTCAAGAATAGACTTAATACACAAACCCTTGCCCCTACAGAAGTTAAATCACTTAAGACTCAAATTAAAGGTCTAGAAGATGATTTAAAAAAGGCTTCGTTTACAGTTGAACGCAAAAATTTATTATTTAATGAGTATGTTGCTGCTACAAATGCGGCAGAGCGTGCCAATGCTTTTCAAAAGATTGAACAAGAACTGTTTAATACAGTTGCTAAACAATTTGGATTTGACGAGAGCGACATTCGTGAGGCCTGGTCTTTGTTTTCAGGTGGGCGTGCCAGAGCACACAACATTATTCGTGAAAGAGCATATACTGGTGCTACAAAAACTCTGCCAGATGGAAGAGTTGTACCAGTAGGTTCTAAGGTTACACCTATTCTTGGGTCAGAGGACTTAAAATATATTATTCCTATGCCATTAAACGAGACTCAACTAGTAAAACAGTTACCAGTTCTTGACATTGATACTATGTACAATGCTTTAACTCGTTTAACTAGAGCACGTCGCTCAGATGCTGCTGGTGTATATTATAAAGGCAAGGCTGGAACAACAGACCTTATTGATGGTCTAGATTCCTTAATTAAGTTTGAGGTTCTTGCTCGCCTTGGTTACCCTGTACGTAACGTATCAGAGGGAATCATGCGTATCCTTACTACAACTGGTCCAATGGCCATTGTTGCTGGGTTAAAAGAGTCTAGTCGAAAACTAATTACCAATAGATTCTCTGGTGCATCGCTAGATGATATATATCGCTGGTCAGATGATGTTAAACTTCAGACATACCGCGATGAATTAGACGCAATGCGTGACCTTGCTGATGACCCAGACCTAATCGATTCTCAAATTAAAGAGATTGATGGTATGTTAGATGGTACTATTAAGGTACAAGATAAGTTTGGTTTAGGTCTACGTGAAGTAGATGGCATAACCTACGAGGATGCATTAGGTGCCACACCTGAACGTGCAGAGTTTATTAAGAATAAGTTTATTGCTGAGTCTGCGAAGATTGTTGATGCACACTTATCAAATAGCAGAAACAAACTAAACAATGTGTTTGAGTCTACTGGAGATTTCGTAGTAATAAAAGGCGATGACCCTAACTGGACACAGGCCTATGAGAGAGTTGTAAACCGTCAGGTTCGTAACTCTAAGATTACCCAAATATTACTACAGGATAAGCCAAGAGAGCAACTAATTGATGAGGCTGAATACTTCCTATTAAAGACTAAAGAGGGTAGAGATATCCTTAGAGTACTTGCTATGGGTAGAGATGCTCGTTCTATCGCAGAAGCCAATATGGATAACATTGATGAGTTATTCCCAGCATTTGCAACTGGTCTAAAAGAAATTGCTAAGACCCGTAAGATTACACCAGATGATATTAAGAAGGCATTTGGTACAGATACCCTAAATTTCCCAGCAGTTAATGCTGCTCAGGTTGGTGCCGCTAACGGTACACATCAGGTGGTAAGATTCTTTGCAGGTCAAAGAGATAAGTTCTACAAGTTATTTGGTGAAATTCCAGAATCTAATCTTGTTCGCCATCCTATGTTTGTTGATTTATACCGCAAACGCATGGATGCTACTATCAGAAATGCTATTGATACTTATCCTGGAGATACAATTCCACCAGAGTATATCCGCAAACTAGAGTTTAATGCACGTCAATGGGCAAGAGCAGAACTGCGTCGCTCACTTTATGATACATCTGAAAGAGTAGATGCTGCCTATACACTAAAATACGCATTCCCATTCTTTGGTGCATACACAGATGTTCTTCAAAAATGGGGTCGTATTGTAGTAAATGACCCATCAGCATTTGGTAAACTACAAACTGTATATAACTCTCCAGACCGTGTTGGTATAACCGAAGAACGCGACGGCAGAACATTTATTAATGTTCCTGGTGAATGGGTAAAGCGTGGTTCATTTGGTCTAGTAGATAGACCTTTGGCTATTCCTAAAACAAGTCTTGACTTGCTATTCCAGGGTAATGCCTGGTGGAACCCAGGTGCTGGATGGTTCGTTCAGATAGGTGCATCCCAGTTAATCAAGGCTATTCCTGATTTAGAAGCCACTAACCTAGTTAAAACAATATTACCTTATGGTCCAACTGGTACAAGTCCAGGAGAATTTACTAAGGATTTATTCATTCAAAACCAGGCATTGCGTAAAGCATGGGCTATTTGGTTTGAAAACGACCCAACACGTCGCAACCTTACAGTTCTTATTGCTATGGAAGAGAACCATAAGTTTGATAATGGACTAAGGACTTCTCAACCATCTGCTAAAGAGATTGATGATAAGGTTAAAAAGATACTTGCTATGGAGGTCGCTGCAAGAGCAGTACTTCCTTTCGCTACAAACCTACGTTCTCCTTATCAATTCTATATTGATGAGTTCCAAAGATTACGTGAAGAAGACCCACAAACAGCATCTGAAAAATTCTATGATGCTTATGGTGAGGAATACTTCCTATTTTCTACCAGCCTATCTAAGAACAATACAGGTATCGCTGCTACTGTAGAGGCAGAAAAACGTTCTAGAGAACTATCTGATTTAATTGCCAAGAATCCTGACTATGGATGGTTCGTCGTCGGAGATGTTAACGCTGGAGAATTCTCACCTAGTGTTTATCAAAGCCAGCGTAATACTCCAGTTGCTCCAGGAAGCACAAAGAAGTTTCGTGAATCTCAAGACCCATATGAGGCAGTTGATGCTACTCAGGCTGAAAAGGGATGGATTACCTATAATAAAGGTATCGATATCCTTGAGGCTGAGCGTATAGGAAGAGGTTTATCTAGCCTTAATGTTGCAGATGCTGCAGATTTAAAAGAACGCAAGCGTCAATTTATAGAGCAACTAGAAGATGAGAACCCAGCATGGGCTGAAGTTCGCGGAAAGATTGATACAAACAAAGTAATCAACTTCTTAAAGTTTGCAAACCAAGTAGTTAGTGACCCTAGAACTAAAGGTCGTAGTGACATGCAAGGCATGGCAGACTACCTAGAGGGTAGAGAATATCTTCGCCAAATGCTAGCAGAAAGAGACAGTAAGTCTATAGATGCTGTTGGTAATGCTGACCTTAAAGAAATGTGGGATACATTTACTAGTGGATTGCTAGATGAATACATTTCATTCAGTAGAGTATACTCAAGAATACTTGAAAAAGATGACCTTACGAAAGGCTTATAGTGACTCAGAAAAAAGGCGGGGCTTTAGATACTCTAAAATCTAGTAGTGGAAATACTACTGGTGTTGCTGGTCAGGTATATATTGGCCCAGGAACTGGTACAAAGCAGGTAGATATTCCAGGTGCTGGTACTTCCGTTGTAGTTCCCTCAGATACAATGACCACTTTTAATGCCAAGAAAAGATATCTTGAAGACCCTAAGGTTGAAACAGGTTGGTTATTTACTTTAAAGAAAAATGGATATGGGGATGTAAGTCCAGCAAAAGCAAAGGTTTTATACGAACTCGCTATTGATGAGGCTGGTAAATGGTATCAACAATCTGGCGGAACTAGAAAGATATCACCTGAACAATATATTCAATGGTATGCTAAAGACCAAGGACTTCTTGGTGGTGGTGGACCATCTGTATCAGTACAGAAATATCTATTTCAACCAGAAGAGATTCAATCTTTAATTGATGATACTCTTAAGGGCGTCCTAGGACGTAAGGCTACGCAGGCTGAGAGCAAAGAGTTTTACACTGCTATTCAGGGTATGATTGATAAGGGAACCGTTACTACAACCAAAAAGGTAGGCGGTAAAACTATTACTGAAATCAAACCTGGTTATAGTAAAGAAAAAGCAGAGGCTATGATTACCGAAAAGGTTAAAGCCCAGTCACCACAGGACTATGAAGAGGCACAAAGTTTAGGCTTTGCTGATTTCCTAGGAAAGTTGAAGGGTTAATATGGCAGAGTCAGCAGCAACGGCATACGGTCTTACAGCCGATTTAATCAAAGCATTCCCAGAACTACAGAAGGTTTATGATTTATACAAGGCTGGAGATACTACTCAGGCCGAACTAGAGTATTATAAGACTGGATATTATAGGGGTCTTACTACTACATCCAAGAATAGAGCGCAGCAAAAGGCTTCTCAACCTGGTGTATATACACAGGGATTGGAAGCATTTAAGGTAGAACAACGTAAGCGTCTTATTGCTAAGGGTATTAACCTAGATGAAACTACTTTTAATTCTGTAATTCAAGATGCTTATGATAAAGGTCTCGATGATAGTCAAATAGATTTACAAGCATTAAGTAGATTTAAGGGTACTATTGGTGGAGAAACCTTAGGCAGGGTACAAACCCTAGAAGAATATGCTAAGTCATTTGGTATGGCTTACTCATCAACTACATTAAACTCTTGGTCTCAAGGCATAATTTCTGGGACAAACACAGTATTTGATATACAAGAAAAAATTCGTAGGGATTCGGCTAGTGCATATCCCGTATTCGCAGATGATATTAATAAAGGAACCAGCGTTGATGCACTTGCATCCGCATACAAATCTTCCATGTCTAGTATATTAGAAATAGATGCAGACACTATATCTTACAATGACCCTACATTTCGTAAAGCATTACAGTATGTAGGTCCAGATGGTAAGCCTGCACTCAAACCAATATGGCAATTCGAAGCAGAGTTACGTCAAGACCCTCGTTGGGATTTGACAGATAATGCTAGAGCAACAGTTGATTCACTATCATTAAAAGTTCTTCGTGATTATGGGGTAGCATAGTATGGCCGAAAAAGTAACGGTTAAATCAGGGCAAACATTATCAAGTATTGCTAAGGCTAATAATACCACAGTTGCTGCTATTAAAGCAGCCAACCCCGTATTAACTACTAACCCTAAATATCAGGGCGGAAATGTAATATTTTCTGGAACTAAAATTACTCTTCCAACAACTGTAACACCTGCTGCTCCCGTAGGAACTCCATTCGGACAGGCTGGTGGGACTACACCTGCAAGTTCTGGTGCTAGTGATGCAGCAACAGCAGCAGCATTAGCAGAGGCACAACGTAGGGCTGCAGAAGAAGCCAGACTAAGAGCAGAGGCAGAGGCTAGAGCAAAGGCTGCACAAGATGCTTTAATCAAAGCACAAGCAGACGCCTTAGCAGCAGCCAATGCAAACAATGCAGCAGCACTGGCAGCAGCACAAGCAGCATTAGCACGGGCTCAAGAAGCAGCAAACGCAGCAGCAGCATCGGCTGCGGCAACTGAGGCAACTACTGCACAAAATGACGCAGCAATAGCAGCGGCAAATGCAGCAGCAGAGGCTGAAAGAATAGCAGCGCAACGTGAGTCTATTGGTAAAATTGTTGCAGATAGATTTGCTCAATACGGATTATCATCACTTGGTACTAAGGTTTTAGACCTTGCACGTAAAGGATATACTGAGGCTACAATTACTTTAGAGTTACAGAATAGTGATGAGTATAAGGCTAGATTTGCTGCTAATGCAGAGAGACAGAAAAAAGGTTTAGCAGTTCTAAGTCCAGCAGAGTACTTGAGTGTGGAAGATGCCTATCGTCAAACACTTAGAGCATATGGATTAAATCAATTTGATAACGATACATATGTTCGTCAATTTATTTCTAACGATGTATCTCCATCAGAACTATCTACTCGTGTAATCACAGCGGTTCAAAGAGTTCAGAATGCTGACCCAGCAATTGCTAGAACACTAAGAGATTACTATGGTATTGGTTCTGCTGATATGGTTGCTTATGTTCTTGACCCTAATCAACAACTACCTAAGATTCAACGTCAAGTTGCAGCAGCAGAGATTGGTGCAGCAGCAAGACTACAAGGCCTTGAGGCTGGTGTATCTGTATCAGAACAACTTGCATCACAAGGTATTACTCAAGCAGAAGCACAAAAAGGATACGCAACTATTGCAGATATCCTACCTACTGCAGAGAAGTTAAGTTCCATTTATGGAAACCAACTAGAAGGATACAATCAAGTAGAGGCAGAGCAAGAAGTATTTAATACTTTAGCATCTGCACAACGTAAGCGTAAAGCGCTTATCGAAAGAGAGACCAGTGCATTTGGTGGTAGGTCTGGAATATCCAGAGCATCACTTTCAGAAGCGTATTAAGGAACTCACTGAGCAACTTGAGGGTTTATCCAAAGTGCAGCGTGAGCGAACTGTCAAAGAAGTCCTAGAAAAGAAGGGCGTAAACGCTAAGGCTGCACGCTTAATTCTTAAGGACATTGATGATGTTAACGAGGAGTCAGTTTCTAATTGGCTCGATGATAACGCAGATTTGTTTGGAATACAGGTGCAGGAAAATGAGCCTAAGATGGGAGAACAAGACCGTGCTGCTCTAAGACAGCAGGATGTTCTAACACAGGCCGCGTTCACTCCTGACAGAATGGAAGAAATCAATTCAAGAATAGACAATGCAGATTCTATGGATGCATTGCTAGATGTCCTCCGTTCACAACAACAATAATCATAGTTTCTAGTCACTGGAGGTGACGAATGGCATATGTATCAACAGACTCCGCTTCTTTAGGCGGAACCGCTGGTGGTGCTGGTCTAGTACAGAAGGCGTATGACCGTCTTCTAGAATTCGCTCTCCGCTCTGAACCACTAATTCGTTCAGTCGCAGATAAGCGTCCAGCACGTCAAGCAATCCCTGGCTCAACCGTTGTATTACAACGTTATGTTGACCTATCAGTAGCAACAACTGCTCTGACAGAGACAACTGACCCAGATGCAGTAGCAATGTCAACACCAACATCAGTAACCATTACTCTTAACGAGTACGGTAACTCAGTGTTGGTAACACGTGCATTAGAGTTATTCTCTCTTGCA